AAATGTTATGGCGAGATGCGTACTCAAAAGCAAAAAAGCAGGTATATGCTATTGAAGAATAGCAAGTTATTTATTAACAATTTAAAAATTTAATTTTTATGGACATACAAAAAACATTAGAAAAAGTTGAAAAAACTTTGTCTACTCCTACATATATTGAAGGGGCGATACTAACAAGAGAAAATCTTGCCGCAGGTATTACTCGTTTAACAGATAAGGAAACACCTATCAGGGATATGTTAACTCGTAAAAAAGGTAGCGGTTTAGCAGCATCTTGGAATGTACTTACAGCAATTGGTACAGGCAACTCACCATTTGCGGAAGGAGGTACACCAACAGAAGATGACGCAACTTACGCAAGATCAAGTGCGGTCTACAAAGAACTTGGTAAAACAAAAAGTGTTACCGATAAAATGTTGGCGGCTGGTAAAGACTTTATTGATCAAGAAGCAGAGCAAACAGAGGTAGCTATGCGTGAAGTAATCCAGGACGAAGAACAGCTTATCATAACAGGAGATACAGGGTCATCAGCTTTGGAATTTGATGGTATGCGTACACTTATTACAACTAATGTAATAGATGACGCAAATGATTCTGCTGGGTTCCGATCGGACTTGTTAGATCAAGCAATTGAAACGTTATTAGACACTTATTCAGTCAGACCTACAGTTATTTGGGTGGGTTATGCAATGAAAAGAGCAATCAATCAATCATTGGCTGGTGATGTAAGAGTGAATCTGGATCAAGGTAATTTAGTATCTACAGGTGTTGAGGTAGGTAGCTATCAATCAATGGTAGGTAAAATCCCTTTTGTTGCATCTTATGCAATTGCAAAAGACAGTGATACTTATTCAGCTACACAAAATGCAGTATCAGATATTTATGTTATTACTCAAAAGACAAAAGGACAGGATGTCATTTATATGGAGGATTTATATGGAATGGGAAAAAGCAAACTAGACCGAACAGGAGCGGCAATCAAGTTTATGATAACTGAATGTACAGTTCTTGTTTGTAGAGCTGAACAGTTCAACGTAAGAATAGCTAATGTACAAGTTGAATAATTTGCACATTAAATAATTGTTCAGTTCAAGCCAATGCCCTTAATTACGTAATACTCAAAGGCAACCCCGATGAGTGAGCGAATATAGAGCATTGGCTAAAAAATTAGGTACTATAGGATTTATTCCTATGTGGGTAATGCCCACGTATTTAATACTTAAAATCTTAATTAATATGGGAAAAGAAAAATTATTGTCCAAGACACTTGGGCAAATCAAAAAAGGATACGGATATGATACCCCTTTGGGTAAATGTCCAATGTATCAGGAAATGAAGAATGTAGCAACAGCTAGTTCCACTAGTGTGTTGGCGGCTACTACATTAGCAAATGGTGTGGAATCTGTAGTAACAGAGAATATTACTGATCCGTTACATTATAGGAATTTACGTGTAGTAGGTGGCAGTGCTAAAGTAGCTCAAGTTAATACATTAACGGTAGGTGGTACTTTTGAAGTAGGGGATATATTTTCAGTTACTATTAATGGGCATCAGGTAGTACACACGGTAGTAACAGAAGATACAGATAACGCTGGTATTGCTACAGCATTAAAAACATTAATAGATGCGTTGGCTGATTCAGCATATACTTGCTCAAGATCAAGTAATGTATTGACATTAACTGCGGCAGTGGCAGGGGTAGCGTTTACAGTTACCGCAAATAATGCAACTAATGGTGGATCAACTAATGATCAAACTTTTGTTAAGGTTGAAACTGTTGCCAATGTAGTGGGTACAAATGGTGTTGTAACAATCAAAGGTAGAGACTGGGCAGGAAGACGTATTGCTGAACAATTAACTTTGAATGGGGCAACTGTAGTAGTAGGTAATATACCATTTATGAGTGTTTATGAAATTACTTTACCAGCTAGATCAGTATCGGGCGATACCGTGTCAGTCGGTTGCGGTGATAAATTAGGTTTATATAGACCAATACGAGTTACAGCAGATGTATTAAGTGTAAGATTAGGTGATTATTCAGAGGAAACAATAGCGGCAGTGGGAGCGTCTTATGGTACAGTAACACCAACAAATGTGCCAAATAATACTAGGGATTATAATGTAAGTTATTTGACTTATTTAGTTTAAAAACTTTACTAATGAAGAAAGGCTGGTTATAATACAACCAGCCTTTTTTATTATATAAAAATTTTTATTATGAAATTTATTCGTGTGAAAAGTGCATATAAAAACATGAGATTAAATACGCCATTTGGGGTAGTGCAGTTTAAAGATGGGTTTGGGATTGTGGCAGAGGAATTTGTAAGTAGATTGAGTTCAGCGTATAAAATCATAGGAGATGCCACTGAAAAAGAGGTACAGGAGGTTTATGATATTAAAGAGAAAAAAGAGGACACGGTTGTGGAGAAAGAACCCGTATTAAATAACGATCCGCAGATAACTTTTGATAACATAAGCGAAGATACAATTACTGTAGTAAATGACAGTAATAATGGATTAGTAGCTGATCCAATTATTAATGAAGAGGTACAAGTTGAAAATAAATAGTAGATAAGATATTAATAATTAAGTATACTATTTTTGGATATATTAATTTTTAGTCTATGGCTTATGTAACTACAGATGAGATCAGAGAATCTAAGGTTGGCTTTGATTTTACAAATTATGAGGATAGTTTGTTAGAACTGTTGGAAACAGTAGCGGTCGATTTAATTGAAAAGCATACAAATAGGATTTTTGGGGCGGGTGCTTATACAGATAATGGGTCGTCAATTATAGATTATGAGGGTAGATTATTAATCAAATTTAAAAATTACCCTGTAGACGCAATAACAGATGTCCAGGTATGGGTAACAGGAATGTCAGATAAAATAGCTTTGAATACGGATAATATAGCTTTATTTACAAATTATGCTTATGTCCCAACAGCTATAGGTGATGTTGCTGAAGATGCTTATCCCTCAAGGATAGTATCTTTGCGATCAAAATTATTTTATCAGGTTACGTATTCAGTAGTCGAAGATGTTCCAGAGACAGTGAAAAGGGCTGTTTGCATGGTGGTAGCAAATTTATTAAAAGCCGATTATTACGCACAAGAGGCGGGCATGTCGGGATCAGAGGATGGCGTGTCCAGTTTCAAAAGTGGGGAATACGAGGTAAAATTTAATAAACCATCAACGGAAAATGTATCTGATTCGTTATTAACAAATACAGTGAAGGTGTTGCTTAGGGCATATACAAATGTTGGGATAAGTATTGCATAAAAAGATTTAACAAATATTTAATATAGTGTATAATATTAAGGCATTACCTTAATAATGAAACTATTATATGATTATGATTGCAATATATATACTGTATTGTTATGTAATCCTACATATTGTGCAGGAGGTTAGATTAATAATTTACGAAATAAAGGAAGCACAATATAAGGAAAATAGTTTCCTTACGGTTAGGCATAAAAAAGAGCATTTAATTATGTTAATAATACTATTTTGTTTTTTAACGGTATCCGTTATATTAACACCGCAAGATAGCGGTATAGTTGCTATATTAGGATTAGTGCTTGGTTTGATACTAATAGGTCATTTTGAGGATGAGAGATATGGTCGTTTATAATTTAATTATATTTTATATAATGTTATCAATCCCAGGTATAGGTGAGGTAAATTACGGATTAGTTGCGGAAAATGTATTAGCCGCGGTAATATTATTGCCTTTAATATGGTATCTAATGAGAACACAACGAATGGATTTTAGGGAAGCAATGAAGGGTTTTTTGGAAGGACAACAAGCAATAATTAAGGCTATAAAAATTGAGGGCTTACGTACACGAAGAGCAATAGGGCATACAGTATTAAATGAAGAGCAAACCGCCAAATTATTACAGGAAAAAATGTGGTATGTATCACAACAAAAATTAGATTATATTAAGGAGGTATTAGTAAATAATCATCTGGAGGATAGAGAGGAGCAAGTAAAACGCAAAGTAGAGACAGAGTTAATAAGATTATCTGGATTATATGTATCAGATATGAATGCGTTTGTAACACCCATAGGGGAACTGG